GTGTTAACAATCAGGTCAAGCCATCGCTCATCCTTGTCGAGCAGCTCGTCCACTTCATCCTTGTGCTGCAAGGCACTAACCAAGATGAAGCCGGTCATCATGTCACCAACGGAGCAGCGGGCAGGTTTCATCAGGCACTCGAGTCTTAGCCGGTAGGAAGCATCCGCATTCGCGGCAAGTGTCAGTCAGCTTGATACGGTAGGGGCATGTCTTGCAAATCTCCATGCGCGGCTTCGATACCTCGCGGCTCTCCTTCGTGTCGAACGCCCACAGCGCCCAGCCGTGTGCGATGCTCTTAAGTTTCTTTAGCATTCTAAGCATTCCAGTAGATTTACAAAAGCGGGTTCCTCAGTTACGATGTCCTTATTCACAACGCTGAAGCTGATGCAGTCATACTCAACCTCGCAGATGGTGAACTTTGCGCAGCCATCCAGTCGAATCGTGTAGCCTTGCAGCGCGTCAATCTTCGCGCCCTCGATCATCAGTGTGCCATCCAGTTCGGATGTTGCGATGAATGTCTGCATCCGCTTGGTCGCGTTGTGCGTTAGCGTTATGGTGTAAGACTCTTCCGGTGTTACATAGCCGAACTGAATGCCGCCATTGCAAGCCGCAACGCTGATGCCTGAATCGAAACATGGTGAACATACGCTCATAGGTATCGCTTTAGTATTGCGTTCACAAAGTAACGAAAACAATCTAAGAAGTCAGCACGCTCGGCAATGTTTTTTCGATTGGTCTTTATGATGGACCCATTCGCATCGCACTGCACTTGCTTCGCATCGAATACGAATCCCTTGCAGCGCTTGGAGTTCACGCGGATATCCAACTTCCGTAGTGCTGCGTTGCAATCGATGCGGCTATTGTAGTGCGTTGGGTTGGCCGGAATCAGGAACTGACTGTCGCTCATGCCGAGCCGCCGCTTTATCATCGTGTACGCGCTGGAGTTGTCACGCTGTTGAACCGTGCCACCCTTACCCATCGCATCGCCTGTGATGCGTATCAGACCCATCGGGATACCCAACGCAAGCACAGCATCGCAGAACGCATCCACGCTGCCCTTCTCAATCTTTATTTCATCCACTACCACCGCGCCTCTGCCAACGTGCTGAAGCACCAAGGCGCACAGCGGGTTAATGTTGAAGTCAACGCTGATGTGCACTGGCATGTTGCGGTTCAGCTGCACGCTGTCATCGATGTGCTTATCATCGCTCCACTCGTAGAGGAACGGATTCGCCACATCGTCCATGACATCCCAATCGCCCTCCACGAATCGTGCGTACTGCACAGGCGGGAGCTCTTTCAGGCTCTCGAGGTATTCAGCTGGGATATGCGGGTTATCGGTAATCTTGCTCGGGATGAATGTCCACCGCTCGGGCAACGTACCCTCCTTGTAGCGCTCGTAAATGATTGACTTCACCCAGTTGTTCGCCGGGTTGCAAGTTGCCAGGCACACGATCGGCGGCTGGCCTATTGCCTTGTTCCAACTTCCGATGCGCTCTTGGACCTTGTAGAATGTTTGCTCTTGCAGCTCGTTCACCTCATCCAAGCCCGCGCCATTCACCTCGAGGCCCTTGAAGCGGTTGAGGTCTTTGTCATCGTCAAAGCTCTCGGCCATGAACAGCAACTCGCTGCCATTGATAAAGGTCACCACTTGCGTGTCGCGGTTCCAGCTTTCCACGTACTGATTCACGCCATCTTCAAGTATCGAGTTGAAGCTCGGGAAGGTTGTGCGCTTCAGGTCGGGCAGGCTGCGGCGAATAATCACCCATCGGCTGCGCGGGTATTGCAAAGCAAGGTAGCTGAGAGTTAGCAACAGCCAATACGTTTTTCCACCTCGTATGGCCCCACCGAATACGATGACACGGTATGCGCCTGACTCAATTGCCTCGAATGCTGTGGTCTGCCTGCCGGTGAGTTCGAAGTTCATTAATCCTCCTCATCATTCGGGTCGGGCATGCAGTCGATAATGTGGCGAAGCACCAGCACCAGGCAGTAAGCAAGCCCAAGCATAAACAGGGTGAACAGCACTCCGATGCCAATTGATTTAAGCATTGCCATCCTCTTTCGTCTTGATTATCACCAACGGCTCGGTAGTCTTGAGCGTGGTCTCGTTGGTCTGCTTCGGCTTGCCGTATGCGCGGTCGAGCAACAACTCGGCGGCGCGGGTATCGCCCTTCTTCGCCCTTGCGTGCAGCGCGTTGAGTATCTCTTCAGCGGCTGTCAGCCCATCCTTGCCTTCCTTGCCGAGCACGTTAGCCAAAAGCACATGAAGCTCGGGTAGCTTTGGCGGTCGGCCGCTGGGGTTGCCGCTTTCGCCCTTCTTGAACTTGGTGTGCTCTGGTGGTATTCCCTTTGGCATTTTCCCTGTTTTATCCCTGTTTACCTCCTACGTGCTTTTCGGTACTTCTCAGCCTCTGCCAGTGCGATTGCCTGCGCTTGCTGCGGTGGATATCCCTCGCCTATTAGCTTGCGGATATTCATCGAAATGACCTCTTGACTGTCTCCTTGAAATAGTGGCATGCTATGCTGTGATTAGTTCGGTGAATATACGGCCTTCGTGCTGTGCGTTAAGGCTGTGCCCATTGGTAACGATTTGATTGTATTGCCGTGGGTAGATAACGAGGCTGTGTAGCTTTCCTGATGCGAATACTTTGCATGTGTAGGCATTGTTCTTATCGCGGTCTTCGGTTGGCAATATAACGCCGAATTTATACTCGGGTTCATCGGTTGGCAGTATCAACTTGTTAACCTCTGCAAAGCCTTTCAAATCCTTTTCAGTAAATGCCACGGCTATATCGTACTCCAATCCGGGATGCGTAAGGTAGCCGAAATAATGCGGCTTTCCGTTCACCTCTGAATCTATCAATACTCCGGCTCTTAGTCTGCTTGTCATAGGTTGTATGTTTCGTTGTAGTAATGTTGCCCATCTGAATATTCAATTGGTGTCCATTCTTCTAATCCAGTATCAAAAGCATCTATTATCTGCTCCTTCTCCATTGCTTTGGCTAATAGGAATATTGTATTTACATCTTTTGCTTGAGTTGTTGGCTCTGCTAATTTTGTATGATACCACTCTAATGCTGTCTGCTTCATAACTGGTATGTGTCTATTCGTTTCTTCACCATCTCAATGAATCGCTCCATCATTGCCGCGTAGAAGCTGTTGAAGTCTTTATGCCCTTCGGGTGCGTGTTCGAATAGCACGTAGAGTGTTGATCGTAACCGCTGGCTCGGTGTCTTACTTCCAAGCTCGGCGGCATCGAGCTTCAGGTTGTTTAGTAGCTGTTCATCGTTGTAGTTGAACTGCTCGCCTTTGAATGCCATCACACCCACGCCACCCATCCACTGGTTGAACAGTGCGCTCGTTTGCTCGGGTGAAAGCTCCTGCGTTCCGATAGTTACCTTAATCGTCTTATCGCGGCGCGTGGCTACCGATTCAATCGCACATGGTATGGTTAATAAGTCAGCAGCCATACTCAGGAATATTATGCTTAGGTTCGTTCTTAGGGTTTGTCTTTAATCCATCCATGTAATCGTACACCATCCGGCGAATCGTTGACTTATGCGACTCAGGCACGCGGAAGGTAATGTTAACCGTTGGCTCGCCATATAGCGGCTTCGCTCCAGCGCCCTCGCGGTAACCCCCTCGACCTGTCTTTATGTTTTCACTTTCCATTCAATTGCAAAGATAAGTATTTATTTGATTGCGTGATGCATTTCGATGCCGTTTTTTTTCAAAAGCATCAGCCACCCATAGCAGCGTTTGAGGTATGCCTTGCGCACGAATGAGCCATTAGGTGCGTGTTTTAAGTGCGCTGCGTAGCTTCGATGCGTTCGCGTGGTGCTGTGGTATTTTACGCACCCATCGGTTATCATTGCCTCGCTCGGATGGTAGTTATTCATGCGCTCAATTAGTTGCTCTTCGATTGTCATTAGAAGGGGCTTATATCAAAACTTTCATTCGGCTGCATTGCTTTCGGCTCGAGCTCAACTGGTAGAAAAGTACTGCCACCACTCGAGCCGGTATCGTCAAAGCTCGTGAGCGTGCTGTTATGCTTAAAGCGTACCTCACCGGTTGAGCCTTGCCGATGCTTCTCGAACAGGTAAAATACATCGGAGCTATAAGCGTTGCCTGCTTCATCATTCAATCCGTAGTATTCAGGTCGATAGACGAACATAACCGTGTCGGCATCCTGTTCGATGCTTCCCGATTCGCGAAGGTCTGAGAGTATCGGTCGCTTATCAGCGCGTTGCTCGACTTGCCTGCTTAACTGGGCAAGTGCGATTATTGGAATGTTTAACTCTTTTTGTGCGGCTTTCAATGTTCGGCTTATCTCTGCAACCTCAGCCTCTCGATTACCGCCTCTGAAGCCCTCTATGGTCATCAGCTGAAGATAGTCAATGATTGCCCATTTGCAATTATTCTTACGTGCTTCGCGCCGCATTATGCGTATTGCCTCATGCACACCGCATCGCGGCTTATCGTAGATTGTGATGGGTAGCTTCTCAACTAATCCGATCGTGGTTTCGAATGCGTGTAGCTCGGGCTGCGATAGGTTCCCATCGCGTAGCCGTGCGCTATTAATCGCATCGTTCGCGTGTTGAAGTATGAGCCGCTGGCAGAGCTGGCTTTGATTCATCTCCAGGTTGAAATATATGCCCGGCTCATTGAACTGGCAGGCGTGGTACAATGCGAGGGCAGTCTTACCCATCGATGGCCTGCCTGCTAAGATTATAAGTTCGGGATGGAAGCCGCCGGTGAATCGGTTAAGTGCTGCGATGCCGGTATTGAGCCCGCTTGTCTTACCGCTTTGGTGCAATGCAGCGCGGCGGTAGTATGCTTGACGCTCTTCGTGGGTAAGTTGAAGTGTTGTTATGATGTTATCGGTAGGGCTGCCATTCTCGATCAGGGTGTTGAGTCGCTTAATGATGTTTACGGCTGTTTCACCGCCGCTCTTTAGCTTGCCGAGTCCGAGTGCCTCTTCGGTTAGGATGTGGTTTATATTGCGCTTGATGTGTTCATCTTTAAGAATGCTGATGTACTCATTGATCGGCTCGGAGTAACTCAGCTCATTGCCCCACTGGGTAACGCTGGCAATCTCATTAGCCGTGAGTGTTTTTTCAGTCAATGCGTATTTTCCGAAGGTAACGAATGTCGGCTGCTTGCCGTCCTTCATTATGGCGTTTATAACCTTAAAGGCTTTGAGTGCTGTATTGTCTGCGAAGTGTTCATCGATAAGCTGCGGCGCGATTTCCTTATAGTTATCATCGCCGTTAAGGCAGAGGAACATAAGAGCCTGTTCTATCTTTGGTATGTTCATAGGTCAAAGGTATTTTTTAATACGTAGTGCTTTTATTCCATTTTAACGCCCATCGAGGCGCGTGTCTTTGTTGGTGCTGGTTGTTTAGAGTTGTTGCGTTTAATTTCAAATAAACCGCTCCATCCGTTGGCGATTGCTTCCTCGAGCCCTTCAATTACTTCCTCTTTGGTTTTATAAATTTTACGCATTTTTTTAATTAGCAATTCAATCGAGTTGTCTGTTGGGTATTTCTTACGTGCGATACGTTCGGATAAAAATTGGATAAATAAGCTGTTTATTTTTTCATCAGCGAAATGCTCCTTTTTTATTTCATCAATACTCTTATAAGTCTTTATAGTCTTTATAGTCTTATGATGTGTTCGCGTGCTTTCCAATTGCTTTTCATTTGCTTTTCGCGTGCTATTCAAGTGCTTTTCATTTAATGGAAGGCAAATGATTCTATTTTTGTATTGATTTTTGCTGTAAGATACCGTACTTATAAATCCATTTTCTTCTAATTTCAGCAAGCATTTAAGCATTGTTGTTCTCGATGCTATCCCAGTTGATTCTTGAAGGTCAATTAAAACAATTGAAAATTTATCTTTCCACCCTAATCGATTTGCGCGAGATAGAATAACCATATAAACAGCTATTGTATAAGGGTCGATTTTTTCGGGGTTGTCATCAGCCCAAGCCCAAAAATTATTAAAATACTCAAACATGGCTAAAATGGTAAATTTTTACCAAACAACTCAATGCCTCTTTTTATCCAGTATTCTCTTTTTTTATTTCTTAATAAAGATTCAAGATATTTAGCGTGTTCTTCAGTACCTTCATAAAAATTACGCACCAATTCGATTTCTTTCTCAATCGCTGCATTGATTAATGCCTCTTCGATTTTTTCTAAATAATTAGTTTCCATTGTAAAAAAAAATTGCCCTTTGATGGCTGCGGTCGAACCGGCTCGGTTTTACCCTTGCCTCGCAGCCCCCAAAGGGCTTCAAATGTTTTACATTAGTTCGGGGTTCGACTTCCAAACGCTCAAATATACAAAATAATTCAATACTCCTTGCACGACACCCGCGTATCGGTAGTGTATTTTTTATTGTTAATGATTACCGTTGTGCTGGTTGTCATCTGCTCAATGTATTGTTTATTCTCACGCCGTGTCATGCCGCATTGCTCAATAATAACAGGCGGCTGAGGCTGCATCTGCCCGTATTGATTGGTGCTGCTCTGCATTATTCGACATTCAAAGCATCGCTCGCAGCTGGTGAATAACATCGCAGCGGCGAATATTGTGTAAATTGTTTTCATGTGTTTGGTTGTTTATCTTAAATACTCTTCAATTATTTCAATGCACTCCATTAACCCAATACCGAATACCGCTTTATAGCCTACCATGTTAAGGTGGTTCAGCATTGCGTGTTGCTCTTCAAGGTGCTGATCGGCGTAGAGCGTGCCATCCTTGCGCTGCGTTCGTTCGCCCTCCTTTTTGATTTCGATGTATAGCCCTGCATAACCGTTCGATGGCTGGCAGATGAAGAGGTCAGGGTAGCCCCTATGAGGGTTCAATCCCTTGTGCGATTTCGCCTGCCCGATGCTCATCTTCACGCCAGCGCTGAAGTCGAAGCGCCATAGTACTCTCGGATGCTTTAGCTTCATAAACTTCGCGATTGCAAAGTAGATATCTGATTCTTTAGCCTTTCTCATACTGCTCAATTGCTTTAAAAATTTGGTAAACCACTTGAGGCACTATGGCGTTTCCTCCGGCTTTGATGGATTCGTTTCGCCACTTAGAAAAGGTAATAGAGTCCAGTCTGGAGGAAAGCCCATCATTTCCAGTACAAACCGGGGATTGAGTTGGGAAGTTGTGCCAGTTTCCAATCTCGCCCGCTTCGTTAGTGAATCTTGATTTTCCAATCCCGTTACTTTCTCTCCGCAATCGGATGCCATTGGTGTCGGTAGCATTGAATTTACTTTCTGACCCAATGAATATCCCCTCGTTACTCCTATGCTCGGAGCATCTTTTCCGTTTCCTACATTGTCCTTCCAATCCCTTGTGTTTGGTGTCGGCAACATCCCCATGCTCGCAAAATCGTTCAGACCAAAAGTCCATTTTTGTTCTATTTTCCGTTGTGTTCTGCCGTCCTTCAATTTGCTCCCGTTCTTCTCGTCTCTGGCTTGCGGTGTCGGCAACATCCCCATTGCCATTGCTCGGCAAAGGATTACACTGTGCATCGAGCCCTCCTTCACCTGGCTGCTCTTCATCGTTGCCGTTGCGTTCGTTGAGTCCATTGCCGTTGGGGTGGGGAGTAGGCCGTTCATCGCTAAGTCCTTCAATGGTGCGCTTCCGTTGTGTCCTTGATTGCTTATTATTCTGCCCGATTGAGTTATTTGCCGGGGTGGGTTTTGCATCATATCCATTGCCTGTGGGGTTGGAAGCAGACCTCTCTGATAAATGAATCCCGACTGAACTTCCTGTGCAAGCGTTCCCGAATTCCCGAATTTCTGCTCCTTCTTGGTTAGGTTCTCCGAATACGAATCCATCGCACTTGGTGTTTTTAGCAACAAACCAAACTCTGTCTCTTCGGTGCGGTGCGTTGACGGCACAAGCTGGAAGTACATACGGTTGTACTTCGTACCCTTCAGCTTCCAAATCAGCCTGCACCTCGTGGAAGACCAACCCTCCTGACCAATTAACAAGGCCGAGAACGTTTTCGCCCACAACCCAACGCGGCTGAATTTCTCGAATCGCTCTAAGCATCTCCGGCCAGAGGTGTCGCTCATCTTCTTTTCCAAGTCGCTTTCCGGCCATTGAGTAGGGCTGGCAGGGGAATCCTCCTGTGAGGATGTCAATTCGTCCTCGGTGAATAGTGAAATCTGTTTTGGTAATGTCTTCATAACTTATTGAATTTGGAAAGTGATATTTTAATACTTTTTGCCCGAATGAATTCCACTCGCAATGGAATATGTTCTCCCACCCCATCCACTCAGCGGCTAAATCAAAGCCGCCAATTCCGCTGAATAAGCTGCCGTGTGTCATCGCGAATAAACTTTATCAATCATTCGTACCAGCTCGACCTTATTAAGGCGTTCAGCATCATCGTAGAGGTCTATAACGATGCAGCGATTGTTCTGATAATCGTTGTAGAACTTCCGATATTTATAGTTCGATTCATAATAATCGAAACCACAAGCCATGAGATACGATGCCACATTCTTATAATTGTGATCGATGAACTCGCTCAGGTTGCCTAAGTCAGGTGCCGCGCTCATAATTGTTCGAAATATTTACTTATTAACTGCTTCGCGTTCTCAATCTCGAGCGCATTATGCCGGTATAGGTATAGGTCGCTGAACTTGCCTGACTGCTTCACCTTTGGCGGGATGCCGATGTAGTAAAAGTTGGCAGGGTTAAAGCCCATCAGCATCGAGTACCATACCGCCTGAACGTGGTTGAGGTGTCGTATCATATCTTCGGCGAATGCCTGCATCGTTGGCGCGCTTGTGGTCTTAACATCGGCAATGATGCCTTCGCTTATCCAGCACAAGTCCATCATGCCCTTCGCCTCGCGTTCAATGCCGTTTACCTCAACGCTTCCGAGCTTGATGTATTCGTGCTCCGATTCATTGAACAATCGAGCAAGCATCGGCAATTCGTTAATCGCTGTGTAAACATTGCGCACAGGCTCAGGCATCTTAATGAATGGCTGCTCGAGTAGGTCGAAGTGAAACGCAGCACCGGCATCGAGCGCGGCTTGTGCGTAGCTTATATCGCCTGTATAGTGGCGTTTGATACGGCTCGCGCTCGTTGCTGGGTGCTTAATGTATTGTTCGCGTGTCATGGCTTCACTTCTTTGAATTGTTCAATCTGCTCAAGTGAAATGAATATTTGCAGCTCGTGGCAGTACCTTGTGAAGAGCAACGGCTGTCCGTGCTCAACGATAAACTCACGCGGTATATTCCACGTTGCATATTCATCAATGATGCGCACCGTATCGAATCGCGTTGCCTCTGTGATTAGTTTATGATTGAGTCCATAGGCGTTGCGTTTAATTAGCAAGTGCTTCATCCGGCTGCGCTTAACGATTAACGTGCGGCTGGTCATGTCGATGTCTCCGATGTATTTCGGCTTCGGGTTTAATTCGTTGTTGGCTAATTGAATCGATACGGTTAACCTCTGATTGTTGCGATTTACAATTATCCTATTGCCGCAAGTGTCCTCCATGTAGGCTGAGTTTTCGTTGATTTTCATTAGATTTCCTCCCAGTTTTCAATACGTTTGTAAACTCTATATCCGGCATCCTTAACCATTTGAATCGCGGCTTCGAGCGTTATGCGATCATCGCTTTGGTTTTTGACAGGCTCTTGAGTAAATAAATCATCCTTGTATTTATTGCGGTACGCTGGATACAAATATTGATTTATGTCTAATTTAAAGACTTTTAAAAACCGAAGAAATGATTTTAAACTAAATCTTTTTCCCTTTAACAAATTAGTGTAGCACGTTGCAGAATAACCGGCCAAATTAGACAATTTTGACTTATTTATTTTATGCGCATTTCTATTATTCTCTAATATATAAATCATTTCAGAGTGGGTATAAGGCGAAAATTTATACTTTTCGCCTAATAAACGAACGCCTGTCTGTTTATAATATTCTGCATCAGAATAGTTTTGTTTGACCTTTTCAGTGTCATGCGTTAAAAGTGCGTTCTTAATCGTAATTGTTGGCCTTGTTGCAATTGCGCCTGAAAGGGTGTTTTTTTGATTTGTTTCCATGTTTATCTGATTATTTGAGTTTTAGATTCGTAAAGTTCAATGCCATCGATGCTATCCACGCCGAGCTCCTTCATTGCTTTAGGCAGTCCGGTCAATAGGTCTTCAGCGGTTAGGTTGCCAAATGCGAATTGAACAGATAGCACCTTCAACCAATCCACCTCGCCAATGGTGCGCGCCTTAATGGTGGTGCGCACGTTCTTAGTGTGATTCGTCTCAACGCTGGTAGTGTATAGGCTATCCGTAAACGATGCCATAACATCGTTAATTGATTGCGCTTGTCGCATTGATGCCTCTGCTTCCTCTCTCAATCGTGCTTCAGCCGCAGCGCGTTCAACTGCCAGCTTCTCATGGTAATCGACCATGCGCTGCTTTGCCGATTCGATAAACTCGTTGAGCGGTGCGATGGTATCCTTTTCGAGCTTCATCAATTCCTTTTTAAACGCATCGAGCGGCGTTGTTACTTCCTTACGTGCTGCTTCGATTGCCTTAACTGCATCGCTTATCTCCTTAACGCATGCTGTCATTGCGTTGTATTCACTCACGTTGTTAATTAGTATGCCTTTGTTCGCAGCGATTAGAGATTGCGCGTTTAATGTTTTAGGCGAATTAATCGCTAAGTAGATTTTTTCAATTGGTATTTGTACCTTTGTCAAAGTGTTCATGTTTGTTTCTATTATTGTTAGAGGGGCGGCGCTTTACCGCCCCTTATTTATTTAATCCCAAGGTAAATCATTCGCCGCTTTCTGTCCAAAGATATCGTCAATGTCCGGCAGCTCTTCAATGTTTTGCGGCGGTTTATTGAACGCTGACTTCTGCTCATTGCGACTCATTGCGATGTATTCATCCGATTCTTTAATCTTATCCTGAATGAACTCGGGCAGCTTCGAGAATACTTCTTGATCGTGCGCGGTTGGCGTGTAGGTGAATGCCTCATTGATTGCCGCTGGGCATTCGTAGCCCTTCATCAGCGGCGCGAAACTGATAATGTTTGCGTAGGTATTCTCGCCTTTCGTTACGTGAGCAATGTTAACCATTCCAGTTTTACCGAGCATCTTAAAAATATCGAGCTTTGCTGCCTCGGCATCGCTTAACTTTTTACCAAGCCATGCCGAAAGGTCGCGGCGTAGTAATGCTTTCTCATTCATCGAAAGCGTGTAGATGCTGCGCACGTAGTACGGCTGACTGCCTTTCGCTTCATCGAATACCGCCAGCTCGGTAGGTAGTTCGAATAAGAATTGAACCTTGCGCTTTTTACCTGGATAGTTACCGCCCTGCTCAGTGGTTCCGAGGTCAATGATTTGATAGCAGCGTGCAGGGTAGCTGCCTTCGGGTGCGATTTGACGATTCGATGAACCGCCAATGGGTGCTGTTAAAGCCATGATATAAATGTTTAACTGTTAAAGATTAAAGGTTGTCAGATTCGAGTGAATGGATAAGGTCGCGGTTGATGCCATCGATTACGCTGGTAAACCTATCGATATAATCAGCGCGAGACAATGGCTCGAATAGTCGATGTTCAACTGGTACGCCCTCGACTTGCTCGCGGTGGAACTTACGCGCCATGTTTGCAGCGCCTGAATCGCAGCGTGTGTGAATGCCCTTTTGGCATCCGTGAGAAACGAGCAAGGTCATAACACCGCTGAGGTGATCGTAATGGTAGAACTCTGTGCGCTCGTAGTTTTGGAATGTGGTACTTGTGTCCATGTGTATAAAGGCTTAAGAAATTACTTGATTACTTCGATTAGTTGGTAAGTGTCGGCATCAATTATGACGGCTGATACTTCAACGATTAGCGGGTACTGTGCTGCCTTTGCCTTTGCGATTGGAAGCTCTGAGAGGTCGGTGTTTGGTACCTCGAGTTCGTAAGCGATGAAATCGTTCATCGTCTCGTGCCAAATAAGGTTCATGCCTGACTTGGTAATTGCGGTAATTTGTGTGATTGTGTTCATTGTGTAAGTGTATAAAGGTTTGAAAGTTTAAGGTGAATGGGCGGTAGTTAGCCGCCCGGTGGGGTTAGTTTATTTTGTAGGCCAAGGTTGTATCAGTATCCACAATTTTTTTTGCTCTATTTTCTTTAATAGCCTTAAAGATGATTGCGTGGATTTCTTCGTTTTTGGTAATTACTCCGAAAAGCATTCCGAATTTTTGACCTCTGTTTACGATTGCAAGTTGTGTTTTCATGGCTGTGTGTTTTTTTCGTTGTTTTGTTTGACAAATGTAAATCCTTTTTTTGAACCTGCAATACGCGAACAAAGAAAAAAGCAATTATTTTTTGAAATAATTTATAAAGTGCTGATTTACAACGCGCCTAATTTTGCGCCCTTGCAATACCGACACCAACAAGCCCACCAAGTGCGAAAGCGAATGCGCGTGTCTCATACCACTTCTTCGGCGGCTCGGCCACGATTATATTGTTCATGCCGGTAACGGTTACATAAGGGTTATCGATGCCAAGGCGAACCACCTTATCGCGCTTACGCAATAGGAAGCCTTTACGCAACGTATCTCCGATTGCAACGGTATAACTTACCGGAATGATAATTGAATCCAACTGAAGCCGTCCTGCGCGGCTTATTTGCCCACCTATCTCGAGCCACTTACCCGGCCGATGGAAGTAACGCGGCAGTCGAAGGTGCGGAAAGCTATCAATGTACACAGTCTCGCCGAGCTCGACTTGCGTCACCACCTTGGTTCGCGTCTGATATCTTACAACAACCTCCGGCTCTTTCAGCTCCAAGGCTCGGAGCTTGGTGCCTGCCGCTGCCAGCTGCACGCCTTGCGAGTACATTCGAGTACTATCTCTCGCGATACGCACAGCGTACTCATTATTAAGCGAATCGAGATACATCGCATTGCTTTCGGCCTCACCTAACGCCCCGCAAGTTCGCATCAAAAGCAGCAAAAGAAATAGGCATATTGCCAACAGGCTTAACGTGCTGATGTTGCTTTGCTGCATTTGATTAGTTCGTTTAATCGTTTGAGGTAGGTGCTCTTATCGCGCAGCTCGTTGAGCAATATATCACCCGCCACCTTAATCGGCATCGACTTCTCGGCAATGTAAACTGCCAGCACCTTCACAAGTCGCTCATCGCATTCGCAATCGGTGGCCGGTAGGTTGCTCATAATTGCCTTGTTGCTTTCTTTACCAATAGCCGAATCACATTGTCGAGCTTTTCAACGCTGTCCTCGAGCATCTTCATCACGCCATCGCGCTCCTGATCGGTTGCCCATGTATGCTCGTTAATCATTTTCACCAATCCACCGATCGATGTCAATGGTTGGCGCAGTTCATGCGATAGGGTAAAGCGAAACTCTTCCAGTAGCATCTTTTGCCGTTCGTATTCGTGGTTGCTGATGGAAGTAACATCGACCAATTGAATGCCGATAAAGTGCAGCATATCAACAATGGAATAAACATTCCACATATTGAACCGCTCCGAGCTTATCTTCTGCTTAGTCTTCGCGTATGCCCGAATCGGGTCGGGCGATTTGGTTTGCGCCTTGCGAATGGCTGCAAGCAGTTCATCGCGGTCGCTATCTTGCGCTGCGATGTCGAGTATGTTGCCGGGCTTTATGTGGCTTGAGTATTCGCGAAATAAGTCATTCGTGGTGACGATGTTGCCATCCTTATCTGTAATCACATAGAAGAGGTCAATTGATGACTCAAGGATGTGCAGCGATGCCATGCTGCAAAGATACGTTAAACCGAACGCAAATCCGCAATTAATGAACGCCATGCAGGCACGCATCCGAGCGCATACTTGATGGTAAGCAGCATCGTGAATGTCAGCACAATTCCATTAGCAAGTATATCGTAATTCATAGGCGTTGGCATTTCCGGCTCGTTTCTTACAGCGTGAGTTTTCGGGATGTAATACGTGGCGGCTGGATATAAAGATACATCACACGGCTGAATCGTGTCGAATGCTGTTAGCACTTTCGGCTTTGGCGGCTGTGCCATGACCGCCTGAAAGCTCTCACGATTCGCCTGGGCGAATGAGGTGTCTGCATTAGCAGCCTCCCAGCTCATCGTGTCAATGTTGAGCTTGCTGTGGCGCACTACTTTGATGGTATCTCTTCTAATCTGTTGCATCGCTTTTTGCTTTTGGTATGTACCCTGCGGCTATGAGTGCTGCAATTATGGCGGTTAATGTCTCGGCTGTTATCACTTTGAAGATAAGCAAAAAGATGGACACCAGAATCATAAGCGAACCGATTGTGCCGCGCCAGTGCTTCACAATCACATCGAGTATTCGCCTTGGTTTGGTAGCCCTTTTTCGCATACCTAATATACGCGAAAGCCCTTGCGGCGTTGGGGCAAGATGCCGCTAAATATTACACAATGAAAAATAGAGATTCGCCTCTTCGCGGCGGCGGTTCGTTAGCCCTGAGAGCACCTTCCCGCCTGCCTTGTTCCAACGAAGGAATTCATCGAGGATGCTTGGGTCGGCTGAGTTGGCTTTGGCTTTCTTCAGCAACGTAGACTTAACCAACGCGCCAGTTCCTACGTTATACGCAAAGCACACAAGCGCATCGAACTGGCATTGGTTGAGGTTAGGTAGGTGTTTATTGACGGCTGACTCGAATGGGTCAAGCGTGGATAGTAGCAATTGCGTTGCTTCCTTTTCGCCGCTCAGCTTTTCGCCGAGCATTACCTTCTTGCCATTCGGGTAGCGTGTCGAGCCGTAGCCTATGGTCGGCACTCCGGCGGGGCATAGGTAGCTTGAGAGCCTCAATCCCTCGTACTTCTTAATCAGATTAAGCCCGAGAATTGAGGTGCTGCGCATTATTAAAGTATCTCGTATTGGCCTGTGATGGTTAGGTAAAGGTAATTGAATGCAGTCGTGTTTGAAATCAAAAATACACTTATCTTTTGGTTTGTCCCATCAGATTGTGCATAACTATCAGCAAGCAATTCGCTTGGGTCTTTGTACCAAATTGTCCCTGTATAGTCTTTATCGCTTGAAAAATTTGAGGCAATAGGCAAATCTAAATTGAATGAGCCAGATGTTTGTCCAGTATCGAGCTGAACCTCCAAAAAGAATGACACGGTTACGATAGTGCCGACACGCGAATAAAAACCTTTTGCAAGATTTACTACCACGCCGTTAGTCTCGTCCGATACAGTAGGCGTATAAACACCGCTTTCAAACTGCGGCATCCCATCGTAGATGTTTTGCACCTCAATCTGCTTGGATGTATTGCTGCTTGTATCAACGATGTAGAAGATGTCATCGCTTGCTGCCGTTGCTAAGGGTGTTAGGTCGGTTACTTTTACGCCTGCCATAATGAATGATTTTGATTAGAACAAAGGTAGTGATTCTTTTGGAATATATTCAATCGCTGGCAATTCCTTAACCCAGTCGATGGTTGTGCTGCTTACCTCTTCGCCGCTTATTATCCAATTGCCATTCGCATCTTCGATCGGGTTGAATGTCATATCTGCGACATATTGCACACCGATTAATTGCTCAGCTTGTTCGGGTGTAAGTTGGTAAACTGTTATCATACTTGGCGAGATAAAGTGGTTTGAAAGGTTTGGACAATTGAATGGAAGATAGGTTGCTCGGTAGTGCTTAAACCTTCGCCTAAGAATGCGAATGCATACTCAATTGAGTTGTAAAATACTGGTGAGCCATTATTATTTCTCGCACCTAAAAAGAATACTACTGGCGGAAGTGCTCCGATGTTAACTGTATTTGTTGCGAGCAATGTAGTGCCTCGGTAACCCCTAAAAGCATTCACCGCTGTACGTGAGCCCATCAATAAATTGGTCGATGGATTGGCTGTATATGAAACAATGTTACCTACTGCGCCCGAAACAAAGTTACCAGCACCATAATTGTTTTGCAAGAAATATGCACCTCCATCGAATCCACCATAAACGAAATTGCCACCAACTTGATTGGTGCGAGAATAAATTCCGAATGAGTGATTGGTTAGAATCAGATTGTTGGCAATGTTTAAATTGGTGTTCGCGTATCCATTCGTGCCGTTCGGCAAAGCACCGTTAGCACTATGCGTCCATCCACCTACAAATGATAATCGATATGCAGCATTGGTGTCGGCTGGATTTTTTAGGTTGAACTTATGCGTTGTAGCCGTTCCACCAACAAATGGATAAATAGCATACATCTTTGTCCATAAACTTTGCGCCTTCAGGCTTGTTACCAACGTACATATTGCACCGCTTATCGTTGGATTTGTGATGCCTGCTGCTGTTAGGAAAGCATTTGCATCTGCATCAGCGCAACCAGCACTTGCGTACCAATAAGGATTGACAATGAAACTCATGCCCTTGTGCCGATTAATGTAACCTTTAAGCCCTTTGCCGTGCCGTCTCCAATTTGGTCGATGTCGATTGTCATTTCTGCGTCATCTGCCAAAGCGGTATCGCTTATGACTGGAGGCGTTGCAGCCGTTGTGCTTGTCTTTTCAGTGTTATCGATGGTTAGCTTAGTGCTCAATATACTTGTGCCAGCTTCATTGATGTCAACTGTAAAGATACTGCCCGATGCTTGGGCTGTTGTGAGCGATGCGCGAACGGATGTAAGAGTAACAGCTCGCGGCATCCTGAATGTAATCTTTGCGGTGCCGGTTGTCAGAGCCGTTGTTTCATCCGATGCAGCCACCACAAGCTCGAAAGGCAATGAAGCAAGCGAGCCATCACCGCGAACATACTGCGAAGTTGTGCCTGTTGGGGTGTTGAACTTGCCGTTGAATGTAGTCCAATCGCCGCTGCTTAATGCGCCTCTGTTGCTTGCGCTTGCAGTTGGTAGGTTGAATGTATGGGTAGTGCTTGCCGAGCTGATGCCGAAGTCGGTGCCACTCGTGCCAGTTGCGAAGTTCTGAACTTGCGCAGTCAAGCCATTCAATGCGTTTAGCCCTGTGGTGAATGTTGTGATTACTTGGCAAAGGTTATTGTCCTCAGTATGCAGCGTAATGTTACGCCCCGATGTAGTTACAAAAATGCGCACTGCGAGCCTATCAGTTGCAGCCAATACAGTCGAAGGTACTGCAAGCGCACTTACATACAAATCGACCACCGTGCCGCCTGTAATCGCTTCTGGGTTTGTTGACCCTGATGAGATAAGCGTAAAGGTTGCGCCATCGTACTTGTAAAGCTCCATGTAAAAGCTCGGGTTGCCACCGCCACTCGAAGCATTGAAGTAGGTCTCAAAGTTCCAATTTCCTGAAGGGATTGCCAAAAGGTTTGGGTCGCCTGCATCGGTTATGAATTGCGCGATGTAGCCATTGCCCTGCGCGTTTGTTCGTGTGAAGTTCGTGCCAGCTCCGAGAATCGGCACGCGGCTCATTTGGAAATATTGATTTCCTCCAATCGTGCCTTGACTTATCGAGCCGTTGAGATAATAGTTAACCGATGCGCCACCACCACCGCCCAAAGGGAAGTTAGCGAGTGAGCCATCGCCACGCACGTACTGGCTCACAACTCCATTGGCAGTTATGTCAATGCTTGGCGTTGTGGTTGAGTTAGGTACTGCAACGCTGAATGCTGGGTTTGTCGGGTTAGGTACTGTTGCCGCAACCGATGTAACCGTGCCATTTGTGAGGGTTGGAAATAGCGTTGGCGTTCCGGTGCCATCGAGATAGTCTGAGCTCGTTCCTGTTGGCACATCGAACTTGCCATCGAAGGTATTCCAATCGGCAAAGCTGAGGTAGCCGTCCGTGGTTGAGTCGGCTTGCGTAATGCTGATATCGGGAGTTGCCCCACCGCTTGAGGCAATCGGGGCTGTGCCTGTTACGGATGTTACACCGCCACCGCCCGGCACATTCACCTCAACCAATCCGGGCGAAGTAAGCGAAGCAGTCACGCCAGCGCCTGTGAAGTTCAGCGTTGTTGTGTTGGTGCTTACGTTGGTGCCTTCATTCTGAGTGCGCAATGGTGTTCCACCACCGCCACCAATTGCGACAAGCGGGTCGGCTGGTGTGCCGTTGCCTGTGATTGTAACGCCATCGACAGCAACCTCGGTAAGGCAAGGCTCGCATGGTTCGAAATCCGGCAGGGGAATGTCTCCAGTTTGGCAAGTGTCATAGCAGCCGTCCTCAGATGAGGTGCTGACATTCACATCCACATCAATTGCAACCGCTGCCCACTCATAGTTTACTGGCAAGTATTTAATCTCATTCGCGTACCCGCTTGGCACTACTTCATAAGCGATTGCCCCGATGGCAGTCTTAAACTGCGGGTCTGTGCCGCTAATTAAACGAAGCACCCGCGAAGCCACCCAATCCTGTGCATCGGCTGAGTCGCAAGGTAGGTGGCTTTTTCGCACCATTGCGTATGCTGTCATGCTGAAGCGTGTCTCATAGATTGAGCGGCAGCCTGCCAGCTTTAGCGAATCGTTTTTGGTTACGTTAATCTTGCCACGCTTCGCCCAAAAGAGCGTGCCCTGTTTCGCATCGTAATCGGTTACAGGAATCGCTTGGCCGTTGCCGATGTAGAACGCCCACGCCTTATCATTGCCCTCGCCTACAAGCTCGCTAAGGCCGTAAATCTTATCGAAGATATTGCCGACCTCAATGCGCTGGTTTAGCCTGTCGAGAATGGTAGAAAGTATATTCATTTATTCATTGCGTTAATGATTTGTTGCACAAGCTCGGCTGCATGGTCTTCAAGCATCTCGGCTTGCTCTTCAGGTGTCGGCAAAAAGATAGTGCCGTATTTCGCCTCTAAGCCATCAATCTTGCCCTCCTCGGATGCGGGTACTGTTATCGCTGCCTCCAATCCTTCGGTCAATACATCGGACGAAAGGAAGCCGCCTTTCAATCTTCCGGTTAACTCCAAAGGCAACTTTCTCGAAGTGCCTTTCTTTAGCTCGGCATAACCGCCGGGAAAGTAAAGCGACTTAATCGGCTCACCACGTTTGCCAACCTTGTACTTGCTTGGTGCCGATGCCAACGCTCGAGGGCTGACATATATCGGCTTAGTGCTATATGGCACAGTTGGCAATTTCTCGCCCGCCGTGTTCGTGCCTCCGCTCGAGCCAGTGCCGAATATGCGCTTAAACATGATGCGCTTCAATTCACGAACAGGACCATACAAAGCTGTGAACTTGGATGTCCACCCCTCATAAAGCGCATCAAGATTCTTTTGAATTTCAGCGGGTGTCGGCATGTTATGGCAGGGCTGTAACGTACTTCATATTGCGCTTGCAATCCCAGCAATGCGTATCGTCAGGCAGGCGCATGTTCTGCAACGTAGCGCCGAGGTCTTCGCTGTACCTTGTTGCTGCGATGTCGCGAGCTGCAACAATACCCTCGAAAGCATCGGCAGTGGCAAAGGGCTTCGAACCCCGATTAACAATTACCGTTGTATTCACTCGCTGATTCGGGCTAATCGTTAGCGCATAGTTGTAAATCTCAACCGCTGTGGCATAGGCTAACGCTAATGCCATCGTGCCACCTACCGAGCACAGCCATCCTTGGCGATCGCAGTTCACATTATAGGTGAGGCTCATGCCTGTGGTGTACTTACTCGATTTGCTTGTCAGCACGTTCGTGCCATCTGTTGTGAGCTCGATGCCTATCGCATCCACGAATGGGCAGATATGCGATTCCTTAATCCCGCCCCCGCAACTTGTGCAAGTGCCTCTCTTTGGCGTGAACTTAACCGTATTGACATCCGACTCATATACGATGGCGATGTCCATCTTGCGCTTTGCCGAGGTGAATGTCTTACCGATGAACTGATCGAGCGCGCCCTCGGCATAGGTAATGGTTTCAATCAACTTGCCAGTGGTCATATCGAAGATAAGCACCGGCACGTTCACATTCGCCGAGTCGATTGCAAGGTTAATATCTGCCAGGTAAAAGTTGAGATAGGTAACCGTGTTCGGGTCAATCTTTAACCTGATGCCGCCATAGTTGCCAGCACCGAGCGCGGTCTGCACGTTGGCATAATTGGACAAAACTTGCCCAACGCGCTTACTCTCGATGATCGTGTCGCTCTTCATCATTGGGCTGAGTTTAGTCAGCACATCGGATGATAGTTTGCGCCATGCGAAGGCTCGTTTATCTTCGAACAGCTCAACACCATTGCGGTATTGGTCCGTGATTAGTTGCCCGAGAAAGGTTTGGTTAATGCCGAGGTCATCGATGTAGAGCCCAGTCGATGGCTCTGGTGATTCGCAGCCTCTTAATCCGAGTAGTGATTCAATGCACATCTCTTTAGTTTTTACAAAGATATAAAAAAAGGAGGGCACGAAGCCCCCCTCTTATTGCGTGGTTAGATTATCTAATCCGTCTTGGGTTAACAAGTCCTCATCCGCTTGGGATAGCAGGCTCATTAACCCGATTACGGGTTTGCGATTTCAACGCAGTTAACGTAGTTAACGCCAGCATACTTGTCAGATGCTTCGTAAATGTCAGTCGGAAGAGTTACAATCTTTCCAGTTGTAGTCAACACGATTGACAAGTTACCGCAATCATCCTTCATGGTCAAATCTACTGGAACTCCAGCTGGTGTGAACACCAAGGTCTTAGAGTAGTTTGAACCAGCCACAGGCGTGATGCCCTGATTCCAATCAGCAAGATTAAATGATAACCACTGGATTGCTCCGGCAGTAGTTACCAAGTTCTTAAGCTGCGAACCTTGAGCCGCTGCAACGCGAGAATCGTAAGCGAATCCGAAACCGTTCTGCTGGCTAATCGCCAACAAGTCGATGCCGAACTGAGTGCAGCAACCAGCCTGCACCGCGTTAGCATAACGCTGCATCTCAGCACCGCCAAATACCACAGGCGCACCCGGATAGTTAGCCATGCGCGTAGCCTGAAGGATGTCAGCCAAAGCGAACTCGTTCAATGCCTGACCACCACTCTGACGAGTAGCAACGCGCAAGCAGTCACCGCTTACAGTGTAGTACCCTGACACCTCAGTACCCCAACTTCCGATGTCGGCAACAGCCTGAACAGCGGCAGCAGAAGCAACCTTGCGGTCAAGTACATCCATCAAACGCATTACCGACTCAAGCACATAGCGAGAGTTCTCTTGGCAATGGCGAGCGATGTCAGCAGCATTGATCAGCTGAGATGCTTGGTACGTGTCAGTCGTGTCAAGCGTGTAAGTGGTTGTTGAATCGCCGTAAGTATTGGTTGAAGTACAAGTAAGGATTTCGCCACCCTCTTCTACTTCGGTCTCAGGTAAACGCTGAATCCAACGAGCTTGTACTGTTTTTAATTTACCGCCGCCGGGTGCAACCTCAGTGCGGATTAGTTTTGCGTTTTCAGGCGAAAGAAGAAACTCCAAGAATGGGAGCTGCTCGCGTTGCCCTACTTCGATGAATAACTCCGAAAGGCTCATTTGCACATTCGGGCATTCTGATAAAATGCGAGATATAGACATGATTAATGTAGTATTAAAGAGACCTTCCAATTACAAAGGCTGGAAGTTGCGCCTACTTTGCCGCGATAAGTTGCGGCTCACTACATCATAGATGGTGCAAAGATAATAAAAAAAGCCTGCATTTCTGCAAGCCTTTTCAAATAGTGCCTAAACTATTGGTATGAACGAATAAAGAACGAGCTGCAATATACTAAGGCAATTCGATTCTGCCAAAAAAAGGTTTATCGCTTACCGACCTTCGCCCCTCGCAGCTCCAAAGCTGACGAGCCCACCAATTCGCCGAGCCTTTCGGAGAAGGGATGCCATTACTACGAGCGCAGTAAGAATTGCCTGCATCCGTGCCGGGGTTAATCCGATACCCTTCAGCGCCAAAGTGAATCTCATTGCCGTCATCGTCTACCGCTTTATA